CCAGCGGATCATCTGGTTTAACTGGGGCAACTGGTACCCAAGGCGCTAGTGGTATTCAAGGCGCTAGTGGTATTCAAGGGGCATCTGGTATTCAAGGCGCATCTGGTGCAACTGGTATCAGGGGCGCATCTGGTATTCAAGGCGCTAGTGGTATTCAGGGTGCTAGTGGTATTCAAGGCGCATCTGGTATTCAAGGCGCATCTGGTATTCAAGGCGCTAGTGGCATTCAAGGAATTCAAGGAATTCAAGGCGTATCTGGTATTCAGGGTGCTAGTGGTGCAACTGGTATCAGGGGCGCATCTGGTATTCAAGGTGCTAGTGGTATTCAAGGTGCTAGTGGTATTCAAGGCGCATCTGGTATTCAAGGTGCATCTGGTATTCAAGGTGCTAGTGGTGCAACTGGTATCAGGGGCGCATCTGGTATTCAAGGCGCATCTGGTATTCAAGGTGCTAGTGGTGCAACTGGTATTCAAGGCGCATCTGGTATTCAAGGCGCATCTGGTATTCAAGGTGCATCTGGTATTCAAGGTGCTAGTGGCTCGATTGGTTATACAGGATCTACGGGCCCAATTGGTCAAACTGGATTAGTAGGACCATCTGGTCCAGTCGGTCCCACTGGATCTGCTGGACCAGATGGTCCACAAGGCGCAAGTGGTGCTACCGGCGTAATCGGTGCGAGTGGTGCCCAGGGAGCAAGTGGCATCCAAGGCGCAAGTGGTATCCGAGGAGCTAGTGGTGTTCAAGGCGCATCTGGTATTCAAGGTGTTCAAGGAGCCAGCGGATCATCTGGTTTAACTGGGGCAACTGGTACCCAAGGCGCTAGTGGTATTCAAGGCGCTAGTGGTATTCAAGGGGCATCTGGTATTCAAGGCGCATCTGGTGCAACTGGTATCAGGGGCGCTAGTGGTATTCAGGGTGCTAGTGGCGTTCAAGGTGCATCTGGTATTCAAGGCGCATCTGGTATTCAAGGCGCTAGTGGTATTCAGGGTGCTAGTGGCGTTCAAGGTGCATCTGGTATTCAAGGCGCATCTGGTATTCAGGGTGCTAGTGGTGCAACTGGTATCAGGGGCGCATCTGGTATTCAAGGTGCAAGTGGTATTCAAGGCGCTAGTGGTGCAACTGGTATTACCGGTGCTACTGGTCCGCAAGGTTCCTTCGGTGGTGCTGCTCTTGATTATTTCTATTCAACTAATACCGCCGATACTGATCCAGGCACTGGTTATTTAAAATTTAATAATTCTATTTTTTCTAGTGCCACGGTATTATACATCAATAATACTGATCACAATAGCATTGTAGTAACTAATTTATTATTAACAATTGATGATTCGACATCTGCTATAAAAGGGCATTTCTCAATCAAAGACGAAGTGAATGAAGCAACGTATTCAATGTTTGCTATCACTGGTACTTTAACACAATCGGGGAATTATTTTAAGGTACCAGTTAGTTATATCTCCGGAACTACTTCATTGACTAATGGATTAGATGTAATTATAACTTTTGCTAGAACAGGTGATAAAGGCGATACCGGATTACAAGGCGCCAGTGGTATTCAAGGTGCATCTGGTATTCAGGGTGCAAGTGGTGCATCTGGTATTCAAGGTGCTAGTGGTATTCAAGGCGCATCTGGTATTCAAGGTGCAAGTGGTATTCAAGGTGCATCTGGTATTCAGGGTGCAAGTGGTGCAACCGGTATTAGAGGTGCTAGTGGCGTTCAAGGCGCAAGTGGTATTCAAGGCGCATCTGGTATTCAAGGTTCTAGTGGTGCAACCGGTATTCAAGGTGCTAGTGGTATTCAAGGTGCTAGTGGTGCAACCGGTATTAGAGGTGCAAGTGGTATTCAAGGTGCTAGTGGATCTGTAGGATTAACTGGTGCTACTGGAACACAAGGTGCTAGTGGTTCTACTGGTATCACTGGTGCTACTGGGGTACAAGGATTGCAAGGTGCAACCGGGACCCAAGGCGCAAGTGGTGTTGGTGCAACTGGAGTTGGTGCAAGCGGTGCAACTGGTATACAGGGAGCAAGCGGTGCAAATGGCGGATTTTTAACTGCTGGCTCGTATGTAGTTCGCGGTGTTAAAAATGGAACAGCTCAAACTATCACCAGCGGATCTGATCAAGTTGTTACATTCGTTGATGATTTTGATCCTAATAACTGGTTAACATCCAGTCAATTTAAACCTAATATTGCTGGTTATTATAATATCAATGTTGCAGTGTGGTGGGATGCTGGTGCTATCACAACCCAACAATCTAATATCCAATTAAGAAAGAACGGAAGTACACAACTTGGAATTGATCAAACACAGATTTTAACAGGTGCAGGGTATGGTCAAAATTTATCTACAATTGCTTATTTTAACGGCACAACCGACTATGTAGAAGTTACTGCATATACAGCAAACACCACTTCACAAAATATCAACGGATCGGGATCAGGCACCTGGATTTCAGCAGCATTATATGCGTATGGTCCCCAAGGAGCTAGTGGTGCAACTGGTATTCAAGGCGCTAGTGGTGCAACTGGTATTCAAGGTACCAGTGGCATTCAAGGCGCCAGTGGCGCAACTGGTATTAGAGGTGCTAGTGGTGTACAAGGAGCTAGTGGTGCAACAGGCATTCAAGGAGCTAGTGGTATTCAAGGTGCTAGTGGATCAACTGGCCCTACTGGATCGCAAGGAGCTAGTGGTGCATCTGGATTAGTTGGCCTCACTGGAGCTACTGGTATTCAAGGTGCTACAGGACCAGTATCATTGTCAATGTATCAAACAAAATTGGATTTCGGTAGTGCTACAGCAGGAACTTGGCGTAAAATAGTCACTGTTGCGCTGGGAACTGCTACCTATACATCGGCTGGATATAAAATTGTTATAGTTGATCCAAATGCCAATCACGCGGTACAAGGAAGTATTAATGCAGACACATACGTATATTATATTGCGTGTATTCGCACTGAAGGGACTACTTTAGACACACCAGATGCTTGTTATATCAGCGGTCCTGGTAGTCATATTCGAGCAGTTAAATTAAGCACTGGTAATTATGAAATCCAAGTCTCCAATGAAAAACAATGGCAAGAATATTTAATAACTATCCAATTATATACCGAAAGTAATGGATTAACTGCAGCAACCTATTATGATGGTAGTACCGTCGGTACTACTGGTATAGCTACTTATACGGCAGCGGTTGGTACGGCAACAGATTTTTTCCAACAAGTGCGGGTGGCTAGTTCGGGAGCTGGTGATGCATTAAGAATCACTCAAACTGGATCAGGCAATGCGTTAGTAGTAGAAGACGAAGCCAACCCTGATTCAACACCATTTGTCATTACAGCAGATGGCACTGTTGGTATCGGGATTACGCCATTATATAAATTACACGTAAATGGGTCTTTTGCAGCCACCAGTAAATCATTTTTGATTGAACATCCAATTAAACCAAATATGAGTTTGCGATATGGTAGTTTGGAATCGCCATACCATGGCGTTAGATTAACTGGGGAAGCTACAATATCTGGCATATCGGTAATTATTAAATTGCCCGATTATATTCATGGGTTGGTAAAAATAGCAGGAAGCCAAGTTCAAATAACCAATATTAAACATAATAAAGTTCTTTGGGTTGATAGCATAGATATTGAAAATGATTGTTTTACAGTTGGTATGAATAGGAATTGTTTTGATCGAAAAGAATATGCATTTTATTGGTCATTTACTGCTATTAGAAAAGATATAGACGATATGGAAGTGGAGTTTTAGATGGGAATATCTTATAATCCATCTATTGTCACAGATGGATTAGTATTGCATTTAGATGCAGCTAATCCAAAAAGTTTTAGTCCAAACGTACATCCTAACCCAACGGATTTGTATGGATGGAAGACTAGTGCATCTCGTGCTACAATATCTCGTGATACATCTATGAGTTCACCTGTTGGTAATACACCGATGAAAATGGTAATTACCGGGGACGATCCCTTTCAAAATACAACAGATATAAAATTAGCTGATGCTGCATCTGGTCAATCCTGGACTGTTAGCGCATATGTAAAAGGTTCTGTAACTACAACAGGACAATTGTTTATATTAGGATTAAATTCATCCAATGGATATGTTGAAGCACCATCTGGGGCAATTAATATAACTCCAGATTGGACGCGAGTATCGTTTACAACTACTTTTTCAAATGCTAATACAGTAGGTATTGCTATTCGATTAGACGGAACTAATTCTGGCGGCACTGGAAATATTATTTGGTGGGATGGCGTTCAAGTAGAACGTTCTTCATCTGCTACCACCTTTAATTCATTTACTAATCCAAATAGAGCAAACTGGACTAATCTTATAACTCCAACAAATGCAACTTTGTATGCTAGTCCGGTATTTGGTTCAAATATGTTAACGTTTGATGGTTCTACTAATTACGCAGATTTTTCCGCAGGAACGTTAGGTGATGTTATTACTGTTGAAATGGTAGCAAAATTAAAAAGTTTAAATGGTGTTATGCCATTTGGCTTCTCTGGTTATGATGTTTATGCGGTTGGAGGGTACATGGGATTTAATACCGGAGCAAGCGATCGATATGGGTTAACGTCAACTCAAACAACAAATCTTGGGTTATTGAATACCTGGAAACATTATTGTTTTGTAATGGTCAATAATACATCACTATCAAGTAACCCCTATACAAGTAATAAAATGTACATTGATACTGTTAATCAAACATTATCACAAACGGCTGGTACTCAAAGCGCACCGTTACGAAGTTTTACTGCAGGTAATGGTAGAATTTCCGGTTGGGTGAATGATTCTAGTTATAAAATTCCCATGGATTTGATAACATTTAAAATATACAATAAGCAATTATCTCAGGCAGAAATTGATCAGAATTTTAACGCAATTCGCGGAAGGGTTGGGTTATAATGTTATCTCATTCTCCATCTGTCGTTACCAGTAATCTATTATTATGTTTAGATGCTGCTAATCCGAAAAGTTATAATAAGTATGAAAATTTATTGCGATATAGTGAAGATTTTAGCAATGTTGTTTGGAGTAGAACTAGTACAACAATTTCCGCAAATGCTGCGGTTGATCCTAATGGCTATTTTACTGCTGATAAATTAATTGGTAATAATGGTATAACTAGCAGGAAATCTACATACCAAACTTATTCAGAGTTTACTGCTGGTACTACTTACATTTTTAGTATATATTTAAAACAAGCTGGGTTCACCAATGCGATGATATGGTTTGATACTGCTAATTCATCACCAAATGCATACATGGGTGCAGGTAGTTTAATTAACCTGGCCGCAGGCACTGTTGCTGGTTCGCAAACTACAATCGTTAATGCGTCAAATGGTTGGTATAGATGTTATATTACTTTTACTGCTACAGTATCAGGTTCATATAATCTTCAAATTAGTTTGGGCGACGCTAATGGGAATGGGACTGCCACCGGGGATGGTGTATCCGGTATTTATTTATGGGGTGCACAATTAGAAATCGACACATCATTAACCGATTATACAAAAACCATATCCACAGCTATAGCTAGAAGTACCTCATTATTAGATACTAGTGGAAATGGTTATAATTTTACATTAAATAATCCATCGTATTATTCGTACGATAATACTACAAAATCAATAAATTTTACTCGTGATGCGTCTACTAAAATAGGTGGATATGCTGTACGAAACACAAGCGGATTATTAAGCTCTCAAACCTATTTGTATAATGATCATACCACAGAAGTATGGGCTAGAATTAATGATTCTGCTCCTGGGAATTATGATGCAACCGAATCTTTTAGCGCATTAATTGCATATCAAGGGTTTCATTGTATGTTCTTATATAATTCTACCACACTTCGATATAGTGTGTGGACTAATACCGGACCAGCTAATCCTAATACAACTAGTTTGGTTATTGGTACCGATATAATAGTTGGAAATTGGTTCCAAGTTGCGGTTACTAAAAGCGGTTCAATTTTTAAAACTTATCTAAATGGTGTGTTGAAAAAAACTGATACTATAGATACTATTCCATTTACTGGGGTTCAAAGTGTATTGCGTGTTGGTGCTGCTAATGTTGGTAGTTATTCGTATTATTCCAAATCCAATATTAGCAATGTTAAGATGTATAATCGTACATTAACTGAATTAGAAATCAAACAAAACTTCAATGCGCTACGTGGGAGATTTGGATTATGAGTTGTTATAGTGGACCAGAACTATCAAGTTCTGGATTGGTATTATCGTTAGACCCCGTGAATCTTAAAAGTTATAATCAATCGGAAAATTTGTATCCCGATAGCGAAAGTTTAAGTTCTCTAAATGCTACTCGATGTTATAAAACATTAATATCAACCGGCGGCCCAGTTAATAACTCATATACTATCATAACCATATCTGATAATTCTGGGGCGCAATATATTTATGAAGGGGCATCATCAGTTGCTGCAGGCGATACAGTAACACAAAGTTGGTATGTTAGAGATATAGATTCTATTAATATTATATCATTAAGATTTTGGACAGGTACTGGCAGAGCATGGACAACCCAACGCCAAGTTGATTATACGTTGTCATCCAGTACTATGGTCGATTATAGTGGCGTAATTGTTGATAAACAACTTAAATATATTGGTGATGGGTGGTATCGGTTATCATTAACTGCCGTTGCAGATCAAGCGGGTACTGCAATCATGTCAATAATATGGACAACTCCGTTAGCAATCGGTAAACGATTATATGTTTCTGGTCCACAATTAACTAAAAAAACAGGGTTAACAGCTTACACACCAACTACTGGTTCTATAATTACTCAATCTACTACAGTATCTGATATTAGTAATAACAACAATACTGCAACTATAGTTAATTCGCCTGTATACAACTCAAGCGGATATTTTAGTTATGATTATACTAAATCGCAACAATTAACCTTTGCTAATAACCCTAATCTACAATTCTTGGGTAATTCACCATATACATTAGAAGCATGGATATATCCTACTAGAAATCCAGGAGCATCAAATTATACTGGTATTTTTGACCGTGAAAGCAATCCTGGGTCTGGACGAGATGGGTATAATTTATACTTTCTTGGTGGTACTGCTGGGGCTACTACCCAAATTACTGCCGAACGATTTTCTGCGGGTACAGCTTCTGCTACTTGGATAACATTATATGAAAGTGTGTCAGTAAATGCATGGCATCATATTGTAGCAACCTATGATGGTAGTTTATTGCGAATATATAGAAATGGGTCCTATGTTTCCACTAGTAGTGCATCAACTGGTGCTATTACTAATACCGTTAAAACATTAACAATAGGTGTGCGTGGCGGTAATCGTTTTGACGGTAGAATTGGTGTTACTAATATTTACAATCGAGCATTATCAGCTGCTGATATCGTACAAAGTTTCAATGCGTTAAGAGGCCGATATGGATTGTGATAAATATAGAATATAAAAAGTAGGATTTTAAATGTCATATAATGATCGTAACATCGTAATTACACCAAATATTGGTTCGTCTACCGAAGATCCAAAGATTGTATTTTCTGGGGCAGACTCATCAACTGCAGCTCAGAATATTACATTAAAAGCATACCCAACTTCTAGCGGAACATTAAGTTTTGAAGGATCGGCTGGCCAATTATTCAGTATCACTAATAGTTTGTCTGGTACTATATTTGCTGTTAATGATGTGTCTGGTATTCCTAGTATCGAAGTATTAGATACTGGTACTATAAAATTTGCACAATATTCAGGCAATGTTGGTATCGGAACTAGCTCACCAGCGTATAAATTAGATGTGTCTGGAACTGCCAATGCTTCTGCTGTTATTACACCTTCTGTTACTGCCCCCTCTACTGATTTAACATTAAGTGCTGTTAGTACCGGAATTACTAAATTAGCAGTTGCTAATGGAGTTGTATTTACTGCAACTGACCATCCGTATAGTACTGGTGGTTCTATTGTAAATTACCCTAGAGCATTTGGTAGTCAAACTGGATATACCGTTGGTATGATGGCACAAGGTATAGATACTAATGTTGGTTTGGTTTTATCATCTAAAGGAAATCTACCTGTCGAGTTTTGGACTAATACGGTTGGTAATAAACAATTTCAGGTTTCTCATACTGCTTCTACAGTTAACTACGCCCAAGCAACTGGCGCAGCAACAGGTTCTGGTCCTACATTATCCGCACAAGGTTCGGATACTAATATAGATTTTAATATTGCAACTAAAGGAACTGGCATACTCTCATTCTATACCCGTGCCGCTCTTCAGACTATAGTTTCAGGTCAATCGTCCGCTGTAAACTATTTACAGTTGAACGGTCAAACAACTGGTAATTATCCAGCCATTAATGTTGCTGGTAGTGATGCTAATGTTGGGTTGGATTTGATTACCAAAGGCACGGGTCCTGTTCGATTGCGTACGGGGTCAAGTTCCGGCATTCAATTTTTGGTAGCTAATGTTGATTCTGCTGTTAACTATATTCAAGCGAATGGCGCATCAACTACTAATTGGCCAACTTTATTAGCGACTGGTTCTGATACAAATGTAACTTTTAACTTCGTTACTAAAGGTACGGGAGTTCATAATTTTGGAACGGGGGGTGCTGGCAGTAATAGTCAATTAAGGGTATCGCATACCACATCTGCTGTTAATTATGTTAACGTTACTGGAGCAGCGACTGGTTCTGGTCCTACTATATCTGCACAGGGTAGTGATTCGAATATTGATTTTAATATTGCAGCTAAAGGCACGGGTTCAGTTAAGATAAAAACTGGGTCAAGTTCTAATACTCAGGTACAATTTGACGATGCAACAACAACGGGCCAATATACCTTATTTTCTCGCGACAATTCGAATAATATTCAAAAATTAGGAGCAATGGGTTCGGCAAATTTTGGTCTATATGCAACGGGTGGAGGTAGCGTTAGATTTTATACGTCATCTAATGTATCAGACGAGCAATTTAGAATATCGCATACCACATCTGCTGTTAATTATGTTCAAATAACTGGATCTGCAACAGGAAATAGTCCGGTTTTATCCGCTCAAGGGTCTGATACTAATATCAATATATTATTGACACCAAAAGGAACTGGTAATGTTGGTATAGGAACAACAAGTCCAAGTGTTAAATTAGAAGTAGATGGTAATTTTAAAATATCTAACACGCAAGAAATCTTAACTAAAACTAGTGGTGTTGAAGGATGGGGATATGTTAATAGTATTTCTATTACTGGACAAGAAACCAATGCATTAGGATTAAGTATGTCAACAGATGGCACTAAAATGTATATTATTGGATCAACCAATGATACAGTCTATCAATATACTTTATCTACTGCATTCGATGTTTCTACTGCTGTTTATTCAGGATTATCATTTAGTGTAACTACAACTGCTGGAACACCACATTCGTTATTCTTTAAACCAGATGGCACAGCTTTTTATATTGTTAATGATTCAACTACTGATACAGTTCAACAGTTTAATTTATCAACTGCATGGAATATTTCTACTGCTAGTTATGTAACTTCATATACATTTACTCAAGATACAGTTCCAGCTGGGTTAGAATTTAGTCCAGATGGCACTAAAATGCATCTTATTGGAGATACTAATAATACTGTTTATCAATTCGCATTATCTACACCATGGGATTTAACAACTACTGCTACAACTCCTACTTATACATTCTCAGTTGCTACTCAAGAAACTTCACCAACCGGTATTGAATTTAATAGCGATGGCACTAAAATGTATATTGTTGGTTTAGGTGTAGATGCAATATTACAATATAATTTATCTACACCATGGAATATAACAACTGCGGTCTATGATAGTAGATTAATTGCTGCAGCAGGTGGTGCTTATATTAGTAATATCACTGATATCTATATTGATATTAGTAATAATATCGCCTTATTAATTGATAATAGTGCTGATAGAGTGTTTCAATTTACAACAAATACTAATGCATTAAAAGTTATTGGTAATCATGTTATAATTGATCCTAAAACTATATTTAATAATGAATTAATTGGTAGAGGCAATGCTTATTTTTATAACCCTGTTGCATTACAATCTTCATTGTCAGTTGCAGCTGGTGCATCATTTATTAGTACATTAACTGCATCTAATACAATATCGTTAGTTGGTGCAACTACAACTACAACTTCTTTGGGAACAGCAGCTAGTACAGGTACATTAACTTTAGGTGGTACAGGTCAAACTGGATTAATTCAAATTGGTCAATCAACTGCTACCCATACACTTAATATTGATACTGGTGCTACTATTAGCGGTGCAACTAAAAATATTGCTATTGGCACAGGTGGCGTAAGTGGTTCAACAACTGGTATTAATATTGGCAGTAGTACTGGTACTACTACAACTAATATATATGGCTCAACTGCAATTTGGGGTGCTACAAGTAGAGTTGGTATCGGCACTGATAGTGGTGGTAGTATTACATTAGGTAGATTAGATAATACTGCTTCATCTCCTTATCTTGATTTCAATAGTGGTGCTACAACAGTAGGTTATGATACAAGAATTATGGCCACTTCCGGTAATGGGACTGCTGGCAATGGTACTTTATCTATCTATACAGGCACATTAGGAATTGGAACAATAGGTTCAACTATAGCTGGTGCAGTTCATATTAGACGTGATGTTGATGGAGTGACTAACACAATAATCCAAAATAGAAATGGAACTGGCACACCATTATCTGCATTAACTTTTATTACCGGATCGGTTGATTATAGTGATAATAGATATGCACAAATAGTTTCAGGTGGTAATACATCGAATTATCTAGCATTTTTAACTAGTAATGGTGCGGCACCCACTGAAAAATTAAGAATTGATGCTTCTGGTAATGTATTAATTGGCTCTACCACCAATGTCAACAGTTCAAAATTATTAGTAAATGGGACTATTGAAACTACTACCGGTGTAAGATTCCCAGATGGGGTGACACAAGCAGTTGGTATACCATCGGTTTCTGGCCAAAATGGAAAATATTTATCGACAAATGGATCTACCGTATCTTGGGCGGCTGGTGTTGGTGGTGCAACTGGAGTTCAAGGTGCAAGTGGTGTAATTGGGTATACAGGTGCAACAGGTGTTCAAGGAATTCAAGGTGCAAGTGGTGTAATTGGGTATACCGGTGCTACTGGACCTGCTGGAACTAATGGAACTAATGGTGCCACTGGACCTGCTGGAACTAATGGAACTAATGGAACTAATGGTGCCACTGGACCGACTAGCGGAACGGCTACCTATATTGCTTCAGTGGATAGTGTTAACAGAAATGCTGCTGAAAAATTACCAACTACTACCCCACAAGCAGTAAGATTTGATTTTGCTAATGCAAGTACAACTGGTACTAGTGGAAATTATGCAGGTGTTATGACATACGCTCCATGGACTGGTACAACTGCTAGTACAGGTGATGCGTCATATCAATTAGCATTTGGTTCAACGGCAACAAATGGCACTGGATATCCGTGGCTTAATATTAGAAAAGGTATTGATTCAACGTGGAATTCTTGGTATTCAATACCATTATATGGTGCGAATGGCGGTGGTTCTACTGGGAATTTATATGCTGGGGTTTTTTATGATGGAAGTAATACTTCATATTATGTAGATCCAGCAAGTAATTCATTATTATATTCTGCCGGATTTTTGGGAGGAAATTCATATTTCATTAATAATGATCCTTCTGGAAATGCTATTAGAATGGTTCCATCTAGTACTGGAACTAATAGTATTTTACAATGGGTTAATTATGCACAAAATACGCAATGGACTTCATTATTGGGTTATAATGGATACTTACAAGCATCTACTCAATTTAGAGCTCCTAGTTTTTATGATTCTGATAATACTGCATATTATGTAGATCCAGCAAGTACTTCTACTTTAAATATTGTCAGTTTACCAGCTGGTGCACAAACAATAAACACTACTACTCCAGGAACAGCTTTATATCAATTGAATTTTACCGGTCAATCTACAGCTGACTATGCTCAAGCAATTACATGGGGGTGGTCATCATCTGGGGCACAAGCCGGTATTTATGTACAATCATCTGGATCTTATGGCACCAAAATATACATTGCTACAACAGATTCGTTTGCAACAGGATCAAAGACTGCTTTATCAATCGATCATACTGGAGTTGTACAGACCACTAGAAACTATCTAACTGCAACTAGCTCTTTGCGAGCACCGATATTTTATGATTCTGATGACACATATTATTATTGCGACCCATCTAGTTGGTCTAGATTTAATATAATATATCCAAATGGATGGGCTAGATCAGGCACTTCCAGTAATTTAAATACTGACTTCAATAATACACCTGCAGGGAGTATGAGACATGCCGGTGATGATGCATCTGTTACTAATAGCCCAGGTGGTACTTGGTGGTTTTACGACCATTATAGACATTCCAATACGAGTAACTACTGGGGTACTCAAATCGCATGGGGTTGGGAAGATAACTCAAATAGATTGTGCCAGCGCAATGTGTCATCCGGTACCTGGTCATCATGGGTTGAATATTTAAGCACTGGCGGTAGAACTTATACTGGTTCATTAACAATGACTAGTAGTTTAACTGGAACTATATTTTATGATTATAATAATACTGGATATTATTGCGACCCAAATAGTTCATCGTATCTAAATGTGATTGGTGCGGCTGGTAGGATTTATACTGGGTTCGATTCTGGTGTTTCAAATTCAATAAGTTGTTCTGCATGGTTTAGAAGTAATGGAACTACCGGGTGGTTTAATGATTCATATGGTGGTGGTATCTATCAGATAGATACCGTTTGGGTTCGAATATATAATTCAAAAGCGTTATATGTTGCAAATGAAATTGCTGCTACTGGTAATATAACTGCATACTATTCTGATGAAAGATTAAAAACTAATTTAGGAAATATATCCAATTCAATTGATATTATAAAATCATTGAATGGATTTAGATATGTAAATAATGAATTAGCAAAATCAGTTGGGTATTCTAAAGAAGAAATTCAGTTAGGGGTATCTGCACAAGAAGTGCAACAAGTATTACCAGAAATAGTATCATTAGCGCCATTTGATATGGAAACTTCGGAATTTGATGGAATTATTACATCAAAATCTGGTGAGAATTATTTAACCGTTGATTATGCAAGATTGGTTCCAGTATTAATAGAAGCAATTAAAGAATTAATTGAAAGAGTTGAAAAATTGGAAAATAATTAAAACCTAATACCCAACAGCCTAGTTACTTTGGAATTAGGCTGTTAGCTTATTGGATAAATACCATAACAAACAATTATAGGAATTATTATGACAGATCTAACTAATATTCAATCTTTCACAGGTGAAATCATTTTATCAGAAAATATCTCATCTAGTGAATTTTTGATTACTGCAATTCATGAAGATATCAAAGAAAAAACAATCAAAGTTGAAGTAGAAATGGGACCATTCCAAATAGAAGAAATGCCAGATGGAACTACAACTAACCGTGGTATTTCACAACGCATGTTAGTAGTTTGGGAGGGTTCTTCATATGACGCTATTAAAAATACCTGGGATAACGTTGCATTAAATGCAAAGGTTTCAGAATTATTAGCAGAACAAGCACGGGCTCAGATTGCTAAATAATAGTTATCAGGATATCAAATGAAAATACGAGAAATACTAACCGAAAGTCTATCACACAATCAAGCAGAAAAACTACTTAAAGAATTTTTAAGTTTTTTAAAAACTGATTTAGAATTAGACGAACTACCAACTATTCATTTAATAAAAAATAGTGATTATAGTGTAAAAAATAGTTCATTCGGTGGATATAGACCAGCAGACAAAAGTATCAACGTTATGATATCCAATCGTCACATACAAGATGTCATGAGAACTCTCACACATGAACTAATCCACTATATACAAGACCTTAAAGGTGAGCTAACTAATGACAGTGGCAAAGACGGTAGCCCACAGGAAAATGAAGCAAATTCTCGGGCAGCTGTATCCATGCGTAGATGGGGCAAATTACATCCAGAATTTTTTGGCTTTGAATCAATAGAATAGAAAAGGGCTCTCGAGAGCCCTTTTCAACATCATTTCTTGCCCACAAACTCATTCATTCGATTGGCAATTTCAAGAATTTTATCTATAGATGGGAATTCTGGCTTGTGTTCCATTCCTTGTTGCTGAATTTCCCAATACTTAAATTCAGCATCAAATTCCTTAATAGCCAATTCTTTGGCCATCATTAAAATATCAGATCTAATATCGTAGCCAGTTTTACCAGCTTGTGGAAGTTTGTTTGTGATTGTTGACATAAGTTCTCCAGTGTATGTCTGTTATATGAGAAATGAATTATACCACACTTTTGAAAAAAGTCAACCAATTTAACACAATGTCCATAAATACAATATATGGAAACAGGTTATGAAAAAATCAACACGTTCAATTCTTGAAGAATTAAGTCAAATTGGCATTAGTAGAGATACAAATTTAGTTATAGAAAGTCGTGGCTCAAACATTATTCAAAGTGCTATCAATATACTTGAATTAATTAGAGAAAATTATGATCCAGAAACTGCCATCGATTTAGAGAGGCGTTTTATTAATAGTATAAAATCTGGTGATAATAGCAAATTTAAACGTGGAATTAAAAAATTAAGTAACTCTAACAAGTAACCATTTAAACCACATTTTTTAGCAAAAAGATAAATAATATTACAAACCCACGGAGTGGTGGGTGAAAAGCATACAAGGAGAAAGATTATGCCTTCATTATTAAATACAATCGTAGCTGCTAACTACGTAAAAACTAGCCCAAGCACACAATTCGGTACACGTAAATTACGTACTATTTCTGTAACTATTACCAACAGTGGCAGCAATGACAAAGATTTGACAAAACAATCTGGTGCAACTGGTGCTTATACCGATTCTAATAGTTATTATTCAGCTGCAGTACGTGCATTACAATTAAATGCCGAAATCTATGCAATTTATGCGCCTAGCTCAACTGCATTCGTTGCATTGATTGCTGATAATACTGCAAATGATTCAGATGTCAATACAAATGAAGTAACTGTTCCTCCAACATGGGGTGATGCAGAAGCTGCAATCTTGGCAGCTATCAAAGGTGTTGACAGTGCAGACAAATACGACGGCGCTGTTGCTATCACCGAAGGTGTTTGGACTGGTGCTTCTATTGCTTTCTCTTAAGCAATAACTTTCACTTTAGTACATATAAAGCCCACAAATTTGTGGGCTTTTTTTATGCATGGTAAATACAACATGAATTATAAATTATATACTCTTGTAGACATTACACATACCGGTCAATATCGAGCAGAAATTGGAAAGGAATCAGCCCGATGGAAGGAACAGAATTTTAACACAATTATTCAAACATTAGGTATACGATCCAATATTATGTTTTTGAATAGTCCAATAATTACAGAAACTAAAGGAAGATTAGTGGGGTTTGATACTGATGAAATCATCAGAGTATGGCGTTTTGATTTTGAATCCGAACGTGATGGCGTATACGAAAAAGATGGTGATCCAATTGGGTTTTTAAAAGATGATTTTGAATTGGTCCCATATATCAATGGGTTGGACGAATTACTAGAGCAAAAATATGCAGTATTTGTTACTGATGGACCAGGTAAGAATATTGTTTTCAGTAAAATTCTATAAATACACCTATACCCTTGAGCAGGGTCAACGGAGAATTCGATGACAACATTAAAACCAACTGATATTGAGAAAGAAAATTTAGAAAGCCACGTAGAATTATGTGCATTAAGATACCAAAATTTAGAATCACGTTTGCAAGTAATTGAAACAAAAGTTGAAACCTTATTTGAAAAAATTGAAGAAAGCAAATCAAGTATGAGCAAAGTAATCATTGGGGCTACTGCAACAATTATCGCTGGTTTATTATCAACTGTTGTCACCATTATAATGAAATTTTAATATGCACATCTCAGAAAAATCAACTCCATCATTCACAATCAATGACATATTAAATCCAGTACTATGGAAAGATACAGATTTACGACCAGAAGTACGTCATAAATTACTGATGATTGCGAGAAATTTTTTAGAAACGTTAAAAGTCAAAAATTTAAAATTACGAGATATAACCATCAGTGGGTCAAATGCCAGTTTTAATTATTCAAATGTGTCAGATATTGATCTTCACTTAATAGTTGATATTGATAATCCAGAATTAGAAGATTACTTCAATTCAAAGAAAAACAATTATAATTTCAAGTATGATTTAAAAATTAAAAGTATCCCAGTTGAAGTATATGTACAGGATAGTAAACAACATCACTATTCTGCTGGCATTTATAGCATTTTGGATAATAAATGGTTAGTTAAACCTTCCAGAGAAGAACCAAATGCAAGTCCACAAGAAATTAAAAACAAAGCACGTAACTATTCTTCCAGAATTATCAAAGTATTAAAATCGAATGATATCGCATCTGCACAAGATACATTAGATGACATACGTAGATTACGTAAAGCTGGGCTTGAGCAAGGCGGTGAACAATCAGTTGAAAATTTAGCATATAAATTGCTTCGTTCGCGTGGGCAATTAGATAAATTATTCAAACATATAGACAAATTACAAAGTGCTGAACTCAGCCTTGGAGAACAAATGAAAATCAAAGATATTCTAGGCGAAGATAACGCCATCACAGTCAAAGGAATCAGTGGCGATAAAGCTGAATTATCAAACGGCCAACAAATAGATGCTAAAACCTTAACACCCGACCAAGAACATCCCGGACAGCTTAAAGCACCATCAATGGACCCAGCATCAATTAAACCAGGCTCTGTTGTAACTATGGGAGATCAAACTACATCGGAATCGATGGAGGATGAACTTAACAAAGATTTAATTAAAAAAGGCAGACACAATCGTAAAGTTGGTGGTGATAAAGGTGATGATTTTATTACAGATATCACTGATAAAGAGTTTGAAAGAAGTGCTAGATCAGCAATGAGTAATAATAAAAAACTGGCTGAATCTGATCTATTATATAAAATGTTAACTATTGCCGGAATTAAATAATATGCGAATTTGTGATTTAATTAATCCAATTGATATTTGGATAACAAATGAAGAAGCTGATATTTTAAAAAAAATTAAATCACCCAGATTATTATCTTCATTCAATAGTCACGATAGAGTAAAATTGGAATATATGATAAGAAAAAATCTAGTAATAAAAAGAGGATTTGAAAATCCAGTTGTTATAGCCAATGAAGAAATCAACAAATACAATTAAAGATTTAGCATCCTATTTTGATGCAGAATTACAACAAAAATTGCCAATAAATATACTCCCAAATGGGTCATTGTTATATAAAAACTTTTTGGTTAGACAATTACCCAATCAAAATTGGGGAGTTTACAATACCAGCAATAAAGATTTGATTAATCAATATCATTTGAAAAGCTGTGCATTGATGGCTGCTAATGCATATCATCATAGATTTTTCAGCAAATGTTCTGAAATTAAAGAGTTAGATAATAGTTATTGGTCCAACTATACTGATTTTATGATCTCAAAGAATTACATAAAATCATCAAATAATGAACAATACCCAATACTACTAACCAAACTAGAAGAATGTGATTATAGAGCATCGCTTTACAAAAACAGAATTTCTAAACTATTTAAGAATACTTTTGTATAAATACATTATAAAATATGTTTAAGGAACCTAACATGCAAATTAAAGATTTATCACAACCGGTAACCAGCAAAAAACTTAACGAAAGTTTAAGTAAAACATTTGGTTATAAATTAAAATTAGAGCAGTTTAGTGACGTGCAATTAGAAGACGCACGTAATAAATTAAGAACTGATATCAGTCAATTTGAATTATCAGAAAGCTATGATTCTATTTTAGAAAATGAATCATATCAAAAAACAAAAGCGTTATTGGATGTTATCAACCAAGAAATCTTTGAAAGATCAGAATCGGTTGAAGAACCAGTTGAAACAAGACAAGTGAGTGAACAAGCTATGTATACAGCAATCCGCCATAGAGCACAAAACATGTCAGTTCCAGAAAGTTGGATCAACAATGCTATCAAACGTATGAAATTGGGTGAATCAGATAGAGAAGAATTATCGGCTGAATTATCATTACGCTATGATCTTAATGAAGCACAAGCTAGTTGGGTTTTATTAGAAGGCGAAGAACAAAAAGCTGAAAACATCTTATCAACCAAAGATATGGTTAGTAAAATTACTAACTGGATTGAAGATACAGCTGCCATGAAAGCAGACCAATTATTAGAATTGTTAGATGCCATTCGTAGAGAACAAGGCAGTGATGTATCACAACAATTCAGTGAAGTGGTAGGTGGTGCATTAGAAGGCTTATATAGTGCATTGGTGTCAGCTCGTGAAGGATTATCAAATGGATTGGCTATCGTTTCAGGTGAACAAGCAGAAACCATGGGCGGTGGCACACCGGGGTCAGCGGTGGCTTCAGGGTTAGGTGAAGAACCACCACAAATCCCAGGTGAAGAAGGCGGATTACCCCCTGCACCAGAAGGTGAAGAATTACCACCACCAGCTGCAGAAGCAGGTAGAATGAAAAGAGAAAGTGTTGAGTATAGCCGTAAACTAGGGTTATTGTTAAGCTCAAAAAAAAAGTAAATCAACTTCGTGAATCTATTGAGCCGCTAGCAGATTTATTTTTGGCGGCTCGTGCAGCATCTGAAAGAACCGGTAAACCAGTTACATTAACATGGGATGCAATGAATAGAGCATTAGAAGATGCCAATACAGGCGCACCAAGGATACCTGGGTATGATGAATTTACTAAATTATTGGATAGTACACCAGTTCTGCAAAATATGATTGACAATAAAACCGGCAGAGTAGATGGTGATGGAGTAGAATTTGACCTAAACAGTACAACAGCCACTACAAATAGCGGAGGTAATCCAGGGCAACCACCAATTGATCCAACACACGGTACGGTTACACAAACTGCAATGCATGCACTAAAATCAAAATAAAAGTTGACATTCTTTAATTATTATCATATAATACTGTATGAAATTATTACAAGAACGATTCAATTATACACAAATCAACAGAGAATCCGTCGAAGGCAAACGTCTTTATGTTTGCCCAGACGGATCAAAAGTCCCATCAGTAACTACTATCCTAGATTCAACTAAACCAGTAGAAAAAGTAGCTGCATTGCAAGCATGGCGAAAGTCTGTTGGTGATAAGAAAGCACAAGAAATAACACTCGAATCTGCTGGAAGGGGTACACGAATGCACAAGTACCTTGAAGATTTTGTCATGACCGGTCAATTATCAACCCCCGGTACTAATCCGTATAGTAAACAAAGTCATTTAATGGCGTCAACTATCATAAATCAGGGATTAGTTAATATCAATGAAATCTGGGGAACCGAAGTTGGGTTATACTACCCAGGTCTGTACGCAGGTACAGCAGATGCAGTTGGTGTCCACAAAGATTCAGAATCAATTTTTGATTACAAACAAACCAACAAACCAAAAAAACTAGAATATATCGAAGATTACTTAATACAATTGGTTTTTTATGGGACTGCTCATAATAAAATTCATGGAACTAATATTAAAAAGGGAGTAATCCTAATGTGCGTTAAGCCTGAATTGGTTGGTTCGAATTTAAGTAATCCACAATACCAAGAATTCATTATAGAAGGTTCAGAATGGCAGTTATATGAATCAAAAATGTGGGATCGGGTTGATCAATATTTTTCTAATATTTAAACTCAATACCTTTTAGACACCAAGTATTGCATAAATAATACTAAAGAGGATTTATTTATGGCAATAGTTTCCATTTCAAGAATACAACAGCGTCGCGGAAGAAAATTCAGTGGCACTGGATTACCACAATTAGCAAGTGGTGAATTAGGGTGGGCGATTGATTCCCAAGAATTATATATTGGCAATGGCTCTGTTGCCGAAGGTGCACCACATGTTGGCAACACTCGATTGTTAACTGAACTTGATGTACCAAATTTAAAAGGCGAATCAGCTAATTTACTTGGCAATTTAGATTATATCTATAAAGCAAGTGGATCAATACAAAGAGTCGAAATCGTAGCACCTGGCACTGATTATACAGATGGTACTTACAATAATGTTGAATTAGAGTGGGTTACATATGGTGATCGGCCAATATCATTACCAACCGCAACTATCACGGTATTTAATGGCGCGGTCGTAACTGTAAACATTACATCGATTGGTTATGGGATATCGTATGGATCACAATTTACGGTACCAACTAACGCATTAGGATTGGATAATATCAGAACAGGTTTTACATTTACAGGAACTGTTCATCCAGGATCAAATATAATAACAAATATCACACAAAATATAGATAAATTTGTGGTTGGAATGGAGATATATGGCACCGGTATCCTGAATAATTCAGTGGTAACTGAAATCGGGAGTTCTTCTGTAACTATTTCAAATAATTCCAACATTATATCTGATCAAACAGTAAATTTGAACACTAGAAGTGTTGACTTTTTGTTACGGGCAATATCGGTAACTGGTCCATCAGTGCCGGTCAAGTATACTGCTTTACGAACCATACAGTCTCGCTTGGATGATAGAGTGAATACTGCCGATTTTGGCACATATGGGAATGGCATAGTTGACGACACTGTTAGCTTACAAAATGCTATTAATCAATTATTTCTGAATGTTCCACCCGTTATTACAATCAATGCTGTATCAGCGCCAGGAAGTTATACAATCAATACTGCTAGTGCTAGTTATTCGTATGTTGGAGCAGAAATAGGTGGCCCAGGAATTCCAGTTGATACCGTTATTTTATCAGTAATACCAGGTATTAGTATTACAATGGATAATCCATCTTCTAGCACAGAAACCGATCCGCAAATTTTTGATATCATATTACCAGCAGCCGGGAGTTTGGCATCAGCTAATCCAGAATTTAGATCTATCCTTGAAATACCACCTGGAACATATAATATCTCCAATACATTATATGTTCCCAGTTATGCAACAATAGTAGGTGCTGGTATTGATAAAACCATTTTAAAATTTAACAGAGATAGACACATTACAGGAAATGCAAACTATAATAGTTTTACAATATCTACTATTAGTGCAGCAGAATATATGATTGGTGCAATAGTATCAGGGCCATCAATCTCACCCGGCACTATTGTCGTAGACGTCATTGATTCTGAAAGTTTAATATTAAATAACGTTGCTACAGATGATGTAACTAATGGCGAATTTGTTTTAACAATGGTTCAAGACACCGCTGTTGTTAAATTTGTAAATGAATTATCACGTCCTGGATCACCTAATTCTATTGAGAATACCACATCATTAAATCAACCGAAAAATATTATATTCAAAAATTTATCTATTAGCGTGTTAGATAATGTGTCAGATGGGTTACAATTAGATGCAGTAAAAGATAGTATATTTGAAAATATCGCATTGTCTAGTACATGGAGTTCTGGCACAAGAACCACCAATTATGGTATTTCAATGGCGGCTGTAAGTGAGAGTGTTACCACTACTAATAACTTATTCAAAAATATAATTATTAATAATTTTGGTTATGGTGTTTACTCCGATTACGATATCGATAATAATAAATTTGTTGATGGTACTATTTCATCTGGTACTTATGGCATGGTCTTTGGTGAATTTTTCAATCCATCAATTGTAGGAAAAGAATATGGCGCTAGAAATACATTAATTAGCAATTTAAAATTTTCTAATATTATAAAACAAGCAATTTGGATTAAGACTGGTGTAAAAAACATAATCGATAATATCATCCTAGCGAATGTTGGTGATAATGATGGGGTCCTTATTCCTCAAATTTATTCTGATAATTTTGGCAATATAATTAGAAATATCAAATCTGACCGCTGGGATTATTATTCATTACCAATCAGATCAACTTATGTACCTGAATTTAGTGGCAAGGGTCTGTACGAGGTAGATGAAACTATAGCTCTACCATTGATATATACATTGACTAGTAGAAAATTGTTTAATCTACCATCATCCGTGTCAATCGAGGGTGTTCAACAACGATCAATTATTCACGAAATAGAATATGTATACTCCAGTACAGTAGGAGAGTTTACAAGAAAAGGCATTATCACAGTAATTGCTGATATAGCCAATTCACAAATCCATTCGTCAGATGAATATGATTACGTAGGAAATGAGGATTTTCTTGGTTGGCTTGATTTTACAGCAGCATTTTCAGGTGGTCAATCCGCCATCGGTATCTATTATACAAACAGTCTACTAGACGATATTGGTATCTTCTCGTTTACGTATAAATCATCGATTCAGTAAAAATTTTACTAGACTTATCACCAATTGTAGTGTATAATACTCTGTATTAGGTGATAAGTTAATTAATAATCCTTAATTTTCAATAACTTATCAATTTTTTAACATCTTGCTTATCATCAATAAATACTACCTAAACGGATTTAAGTAGACAGATAAGCGAGAGTAACAACATATGGATATGAACAAAATTACAGTAATAAAAAGAAATGGCCAAAGAGAGCCATTGACCATTGAAAAATGGCAGTCCCAAATCGCTAAAGTATGCGCGGGAATAGCAGATGTCAGTCAATCAATGATTGAAATCAAGAGTCAGCCACACTATTATGATGGTATCACAACCAAAGAAATCGATGAAATAACATTACGTGCAATCGTTGATCTTATTGATGTTGAAGCTAATCCTGATATTGGTCACACTAACTATCAATTTGTAGCCGGTAAACAACGGTTATCTATGCTTCGCAAAGATGTATACGGACAATACAACCCACCGAGCCTCTATTCAATTGTGCAAAACAATATAGCAATTGGTCTTTATACACCTGAATTATTATCATGGTACAGTGAAGATGATTGGAATAAAATGGACTCGTTTATTGATCATGACAAAGATGAGCAATATTCATATGCTGCAATTGAGCAGTTGATTGAAAAATATCTGATCAGAAATCGTTCAACAAAAGAAGTATTTGAAACACCTCAAATACGATACATGGTTGCGGCAGCTACTGTCTTCCATAAAGAAGAACCAAATTCTGCTAGAATGAAATACATAAAGGAATATTACAATGCCGCATCTGATGGCCTTTTTACTTTGGCTACTCCTGTTCTCGCTGGCCTCGGAACCCCCACAAAACAATTTAGCAGTTGCGTTCTTATACGCAGCGACGACGATCTTGATAGTATATTCGCCTCTGGAGAAATGATGGCCAAATATGCTAGCAAACGTGCTGGCATCGGATTAGAAGTTGGTAGATTACGTCCGTTAGGTTCGCCTATCAGAGGTGGAGAAATCATGCATACCGGCATGATTCCATTCTTAAAAAAATGGTTTGGTGATCTGAAAAGCTGTAGCCAAGGTGGTATCAGAAATGCGTCTTGTACAGTATATTTCCCAATCTGGCACTATCAATTTGATGATTTGATTGTATTAAAAAATAACCAAGGCACAGAAGAAACCCGTGTTAGACATATGGACTATGGGGTTGTATTATCGGCGCTATTTTGGAGACGATTCAAAGCTAAAGAAAATATCACATTCTTTGATCCAAATGAAGTTCCAGAATTGTACGAAGCATTCTATAGAAATAATGCACAATTTGAAGAATTATACGTAAAATACGAAAAACGCAAAGATTTAAGAAAAAAAGTTATTTCAGCAGAAGAAGTATTCAAAGGTGGATTACTTAAAGAACGCACTGATACCGGGCGTATTTACCTAATGTATGTTGATAATGTCCAAAATCAAGGACCATTTGATACTAACATTCACCCAATCTATCAATCAAATTTATGTGCAGAGATAGTGTTGCCTTCAGTTCCATTTAAGTCATTAAACGATGAAGGTGAGTTTAAATTAACATTGGATAATGGCGTTGATGTGGTATTACCAGGACAGCATAAAGTTCTGTTAGCTAACGGTGATAAGAAAAAAGTTAGAGAACTAACCGAAGATGATGATATTAAAGATTTACTAATGTAATAGTTAACATAACCTAATGTACATAAATACATTATAAAAGGAGAATGTATAATGTATATTGGGTTTATTTACGAATGGACTAATAATGTAAATGGTATGAAATATTTAGGGTCACATAAAGGAACTATAGACGATGGATATACCGGCAGTGGTTATAGATTTTTAAATGCGGTTAGAAAATATGGAATAGATATATTCACCCGGGTTATAGTTGAATATGTACAATCCGAAGAACAATTGTTTATTCGAGAACAATTTTATCTAACCGCCCGTGATTGTGCTAATAGTAAAACTTACTATAACATTTCACCATCAGCGGGTGGTGGGGATACTGGGTCTGGTCATAAAATTAGCAAAGCACATAAAATTGCATTTGAAACTGGAACTCGCAAAGCTTGGAACAAAGGATGCACCCTAACCTGCAACCAAAAAGCCAATTTATCAATAGATACCTGGGAGATTATAACACCAGACGGGGACACACTTATAGTAAGGAATATGTTAGATTTTTGTAAAACACATTCATTAAATCCATCAACTATGAGTGCTGTTGCTAGAGGAAAGCGTGGTCATCACCATGGCTATAAATGTAAAAAACTTACAAATATTAGAAATGTACCTTACGAATATGCCACATATCGATACCTGACATCAGAAGAAAAAAATAAAATTAATAGTGAATCTGTTAAAACTGCAAAGAGATTGAAAGCGTTGCCAAAAATAGAATTTGATGGCATTATTTATAATTCACTAGTCGATGCATCTATTAGTACTGGAAAGAGTAGATATATTTTAATAAAATACGGAAAATTATTAAGGAATAATTAAGGAATAATTAATGAAAATAATTAAAAAAGAATGCACCCGTGCTGTGCCAAAAATCAGTTTATGCACACTTGGAAGTATCAACTGGGGGGCTTTCAGAAACCCAGAAGATATGCGTAGGGCGTGTCGTATTCTACACCGCAGTCTTAACAATATTTTGGATTACCAAGACTTCTTATCAATCCAATCTAAATTATCTAATGATGAAATTAGACCGCTAGGAATTGGTATTACAAATCTTGCATACTGGGCTGCTAAACGTGGATTCAAATACGGTGATCCAGATATGCTATCAGAAGTAAAAAGTTGGATTGAACATCTAGCATATTATACCACCGAATCCAGTGTTGAATTAGCAAAAGAACGCGGTGCGTGTGAGCATAGTCATTTAACGAGATACGGCCAAGGTATATTCCCATGGGAATTACGTGCAGAGGGTGTTAATGAGTTAACTGATTTCACACCAGAATTAGACTGGGAAACCTTACGAGCTAGTATGAAACAATATGGAGTTAGAAATGCCACACAAATGGCTATCGCACCAGTTGAATCCAGTTCTGTTGTTATCAATAGCACAAATGGAATTGAAATGCCAATGCAGTTAATTCAAACCAAAGAATCAAAAGCTGCATCATTAACGCAAGTAGTTCCAGAATACCATAAACTGAAAAATAAATATCAGTTACTATGGGACCAGACTGATTGCATAGGTTACTTAAAAACTGCATCTGTTTTAGCAGCATATGTCGATCAAGCAATCTCAGTGAATACTTTTTATTCGCCTAAACACTTTCCAGATAGAAAAGTACCAGGAACATTAATTGCGAAAAATTTGATGTTAGGACATAAATGGGGACTAAAAACCTTTTATTACTCACTTATAGATAAAGCTGGTTCAAAAGCAGAAGATGAAGTTGATTTACCAAGCGGTATTGATGAAGGTGAAGCAGATTGCGAATCTTGCAAATTATAATGGAGAATAATATGATTCACATTTTAAAAGAAGGAAATAAACTACATAATGGATTTAATTTTTATCCGTTGTCTGATACAAGAAGTTTTGGATTTAAAGTTAGATATGGAAAGAAGATCCCAATGACCGAATTAGGTTCTAAATTATTTGTTTTTAGATTTAGTAAATTAAATAAAAAATGGATTGTTAAATTTGAAGACCATAGTTCAGTAACCGGCTATATGGCTACAAATGGTGGGAATATTTTTAATGAAGGGTTGCAAGCTTATATCGATGAACAAAATACCTGATATAGAACATCTAAAACAAAAATTAGAAACAGAAACCGATCCTCTAGTAAAATGGAGGATTGAAAAACAAATCGAATTACTAGAAGATGCATTAGTAATTTATCACGAAAGAAGATTACCAGACGAATAAGGACAAGGAATGTCAGAACAACAATATAACTTAAAAACACAAACAGATTATTTAAATCGTAAAATGTTCCTTGACCCAGCAGGGCCAGTAACTATTCAACGGTTTGAAGAAGTCCGATATCCCAAAATTCAAAAATTTGAACAAACTGCTCGTGGTTTCTTTTGGGTACCAGAAGAAATTTCATTGAGTAAAGATGCCAATGATTTCAAAGATGCAAGTGATGCTGTTAAACATATTTTCACTAGCAATGTATTAAGACAAACTGCATTAGACAGTTTACAGGGACGTGGGCCAACCCAAGTGTTCACACCAGTATGCTCGGTTCCAGAAGTCGAAGCATTAATGTATAATTGGGGGTTTTTTGAAACAAACATTCATAGCCGCAGTTATAGCCATATTATTAGAAATATTTACAATGTGCCAAAAGAAGTATTCAATACCATTCATGACACAAAAGAAATTATCGACATGGCATCTAGTGTTGGTAAATATTATGACAAACTTCACAAATATAACTGCCTAGCAGAAGTAAAAGATACTGTTAACTTCCTCTACAACGAAGAAGCACATATAGATCACATTTGGTTGGCTTTACATGCTAGTTATGCATTAGAAGCTTTCCGATTTATGGTATCATTTGCTACTAGTTTAGCCATGGTAGAGAATAAACTATTCATCGGAAATGGTAATATAATTTCATTAATTTTACAAGATGAATTATTACACAAAGACTGGACTGCTTATATTATTAATCAATTAGTTAAAGATGATCCAAGATTTGCAGCAGCTAAAGTACGGTTAGAACGTGAAGTATATGGTATCTACGAATCAGTGATCAGAGAAGAAAAATCTTGGGCAGATTACTTGTTTATGAAAGGACCAGTGATCGGGTTAAATGCCAATATCTTAAAAGATTTTGTCGATTACACAGCAGTTGGTTCATTAAAAGAAATTGGTATTAAGTACCAAGGAACTGCACCAAAAACCACTCCAATACCATGGTTTACACGTCATACTGATCCTAGTAAAAAACAAACCGCTTTACAAGAAAGCGAATCGATTAGTTATGTAATTGGTGTGATGAGCAGCGAATTAAATTATGATGAACTACCAAACATTTGAGGTATATTATGAGTTATTTGTTAAAAAAAGCAAAAGAAAAAGTTAAAAAGTTAGAAGAAGAGTTAAAAGGTGCTGATATCAGTGATGCTTGGAAAGAATCCCTTGAAGAACAGTTAATAAAAGCAAAAGCTGAAGTTGAAAAATTCAAATCATTAGAACTACAAAATTTAGAGCAAATTGCATCAGAAATGAAAGTAATCAAAGGACACATAAAAGCAGTAGATGATAAGTATGAGTGTCGCACAGTTAAATTTATGTTTGCAGTAGCTGATTTTTTTGATAGACCAAGATCTATTTCAAAATCATTAGCGAAAAACATACGTGAATATACAATCACCAAAATTAATGCACCCGTCTGTAGTATAGTAGGTAGTCCTAAACCAGAATTGCCGCCAATGCCACAGCATGGTGGTATTCCAGAAAATACAGTGTATCTAGAACAACGACGAAAAGATCGCGAAGAAATGGTGAAGTTCAGGAATATTTCTGTTAATTATTTGGAGGCTAAACCATCCAAATTAGACCGAATTAAAGCAAAAGTAAATGCGTTCAAAAACGCATAATAGATTTGACAACGTGTGAAGTATGATGTATAATAGTACTTCACACAACACAAATATAAGGAAATAAAAATGGCACAAGTTCAAGAAGAAGTAGTAGTAATTAAATTAAGCAAATTGGTAAAAAATGATGATGCGTTAAAAGAATCGCTAATTGGAGAAGAGTTTGAATCAACTGTTGAATCAATTGTTCAAGAATTAGTCGGTAGTAATGTTATTGTAGAAGTAGAGAGAGCATAAAATGTCAGATCAAGTTCCAGCAGATTATGTGGTCAATGCTGAAGGATTTTTAACAAAGCCATATTCAAAAAATGTAGCAATTGTTTGGTCAAAGGATCAATGCACATTCTGTGATCAAGCAAAAGCATTATTACGAATGAAAGGTTATGAATATGAAGAACGTAACATTTCAGGTGATAGATGGACTCGTGAAGATTTGCTCGAAGCCGTTCCCACCGCACGAGCCGTTCCACAAATTTTCGTCGATGGCAATTATATCGGCGGGTTCACAGAATTAAGACAATATTTACAGGAAGCAGTATGATTATAGATAAAGGCGTTTCACCTGGTGAAGTAGTCACCGTAAAATTAACCTCCGGCGAGGAATTGATTGCATCATTAGTTGAAGAACGTAATGATTTCATCAAAGTTTCAAAACCAAAAGTATTAGCAAGTGGTCATAATGGAATTGGCATGGTCCCATATTTATTCACAGTAGATCCCGATAGGGATATCAAGTTGGCTAGATCAACTATCGTTGTTCTTGAACCTTCTGATAAAGAATCAGCTTCTCAATATACCAAATCAACAACTGGTATCATCGTTTAATCACAAGCACCTGCTAATACCTAATTCAGAAATAATGTACTCAATATTTCTGATAAATAAGTCATGGGTTATAAAATATTAGCAGGTGCACCTTTCGACAAAAACAATCTTTTCACCACATCTGGATTGGATGCTGGTCCAATAAAAGTACTATATGAATCTGCCATAGTTCAAAGTATGGATGGAGGCGATTTTACTCAAGGACTACCAACAGAAATTTTACATGATGGGGGTGAAATCCCGCTCGCCGGAACTGCATCCTACTATCCATCTAAAATTTATGGCCCTGAAGATATAGTGACGGTATTCTATGACAACTAATTCTAAAGGAAGCATTTTACTCAGACGTGGTCCAACTACTGATAGACTAGCATTTTGCCCATTGGCAGGCGAAATAATCTATGATACCACATTAAAACAAATATTCGTTGGCGATGGCGCTACTTATGGTGGGTTACCAGTTGGCTCTGGTAGTGGATCAGGTGGTGGATCTGGATCTGGGGGAGCTAGCGGTGCTAGCGGTGCTAGTGGTGCATCTGGGTCAACTGGGTCTAATGAGCTAACACCTGAAAATATTCTAGCACTATTATCGGGCAAGATAACCGAAACACATTTGTATAAAGATTTACATGATCGAATTAATTTAATTGATGGCGATTATACATTAGCAAATAGTGTTGCATCTCGCATAAAAATAGTAGCAGATAATGTCACCTCACTGGTTAATACATATGCCACATTATCTGATTCATTACTTGAAGAATCACAAACTCGCGCAACTGAAATATTAAATGAAGCAACTAATAGAAGAGCAGCGATTGATGCAGAAAAATTAATTAGACAAAACAGCTATGAATCATTAGCGTCTGATATAACAACCATACATTCATCCCTTGCTGGCAATGCTAGTGCTATTGAACAAGAATCAATATCAAGAACTACCGCGACTACTGCATTAGCTTCTGATATTACAACAGTCGCAACAAGATTAAACAATTTCAATAATTCTGGGTTTACCGCCGAAGCATTTGTATCTAATGAAAGTACTGCCCGAATAGCAGGAGATACCGCAATTGCGAGTGATTTATCAACATTGGGGGTGAATGTTGGGAATATGTCATCATCAATAGTTAATCTTTCACAAGTAACCCAAGCACAAGCCACAGAATTGTCTCAACTGTTGGCCAGGGTTGGTACAAATGAATCTGCAATTACTGATGTTAGTACTACCACTGCAGCACAAGCGCAAACATTAAATAATTTATTAACAAGAACAACTAACGCTGAATCTAGTATATCAAGTCTTAATACTACAGTAGCCGAACAAGCACAGACATTTACAAGTCTGTTATCAAGAACTGCTAACGCTGAATCTAGTATATCAAGTCTTAATACTGCTTCTGCAACCCAAGCTGAATCCCTTGGACAAATGCTGACCAAAGTTGATAACATGCAATCAGCTATTACGTCCATTAATACCACTACTGCAAATTATTCTAGCACACTCAATCAACTAGTAACAACATCAGAATCCAATAGTTCACAGATTACTACTCTTGCGTTAACTAATGCAGATATGGCAGATTTAGTCACACAGATTAGTTCCAGATTGAATGGTGTTGATAACACCGATGCAACTATTGAGCAAAAGTTCACTACCGTTTCCGAAGACATTAGTAGTTTATATGCACAATATACATTAAAAGTTGATGTTAATGGTAGGATTTCTGGGTTTGGATTGGCATCATCTGCAACAGAATCGGCGTTTGGTGTTAATGCCGACACATTTTGGATTTCGGCACCGACTACATTTTCATCACCAACCACTCCAGTATCACCTAACAACGGCGATACTTGGTTCAATTCGACTACCAAACATACCTATTTATATAATGGCATTTCGTGGGATTTATTCAACCCAATCGTACCATTCGTTGTACAAACCACACCAACTACCATTAATGGTGTGTTAATTGATCCTGGTATTTACATGGATAGTGCGTATATCCAGAATGCTTCAATAACTAATGCTCATATTGGCGAATATATCCAATCTGAAAACTATTCTGATAGTGGAACATTTTCAGGTTGGCGTATTGATAAAAGCGGTACTGCTATCTTTAATTCTATTATTATTAAAGATAGTGATGGTAATGTAACAATGGCAAGCGGTGGTGCCGCATGGGATTATATATATGGCACTGGTAAACCACAAAGTAATGCCACCAGAAATGTATATGTTGGCTTCTGGGAACCATCACATAATTATTCAGTTGGGGATATTGTCACCGACAATGCTGGTTATAGTTGGATATGTACGGCTAATCATAATTCAAACCTATCCAATCATATTTTACCTATATTACCGGCGCAATCTAATTCATTTTGGACTACATCTGGCTCTAAATCACTGGATGCTATTAGTGTAATAAATCCTAATCAATCTCACACACTATCAGCTTATTCAGATGGTACAGTACCAACTGAATCTTATATTGATTCTGGAACATCACTAACAGTTTTTGAAGGGACCATTAAGTTAGAATACGACGGAACTGGTACCACCGCTGGCACATGGCGGGTTGAAACAATATCAACAAACATAACAGTTGGTAGTTTAATTGATTCTGGTGATTATGTCACGGTTGGGTATCATTCTGGCATGGCTGCTAATATTAATAGTGCATCAATAACATATACTATTATTGGTAAACGAATGAATGGGGACGATTTTTCAATCATCACCAATCAATCATTTAGTAAATCAAAGGCTGGCACAACTGCAGTTATTCCTCCATCATATTCCATAGAAACCGATGCCGCCGTTATTGTCAAAAGTGCAGCAGATGCAGTTAGTGAAGGTAACTACACGCCAATTACCATTTACGGAAAAATGACGGATAATGCTGCATATACAACATCATATTACGGATGGATTACAGTTACTCCAAATAATGGGGTTGAAGCAACCACTGCAATTGATGTATCAACATCGCCCTATGTCTTAACGTTACCAAGTAATTCGAATGCATCCAGTGTTACTGTAAAATTGTACAATCAAAGTGTTATATCCGGGGCGGTTTTATTAGATTCACAGACTATTAATGTAGTATTTAATGGCAAAAATGGCGAGGCTTATTTGTTGATTATTGAATCAACAAATGGCACAGAATTTCGGGTTGGTCAATCAAAAACATCAACGTTAAAAGCACATTTATTTTTAAATGGCGTTGATGTAACAGAAATTACTCCTGCTAGTTGGTTTAGATGGCGGCGTGTTTCAGTTATTCCAAAAGAAATTCCAAATGATGATGAAACTTGGAATGCCGCATATAATAGCGGATACAAGCAAATTTTCATAAATATAGATGACGTAAATTCACAAGCAAGTTTTTTCTGTGACATTGTGAATCCAACCTAAATAAAAATAGAGGACATATATACATGGCAACATTAGTTTCAACTGGTCAAATTACCATTGTAGATAATAACGATGCACGTTCTATCGCTGCATACTTATCTTCAAGTGGTGGGACTCAACAAATTTTTACAAAAGATGAAAGTACACTTTCATTTACTCCAAACTATTCTTCTTCTGCACTTACGATTACTCCAGTAATTAGTATTTCTGGATTAACTACAGCAGAAGTATGGGCTGCATTAACCAATAAACAATTTGCACTTACTCAAGGTGGTGCCGCATTAACTACTGCTTCGACCTCAACCAGTTTTGTTAATAATTCATATGTTGTCGTTAATGCCCCATTTACAATCACACCCGGTGCAGCCGGTGCTACCACTTCATCCACTTTTGTACTCGGTGCTAATTTACTAGATACCGTTGGCACATTTACTGTGTTTTTCGATGCAGATTACTATGATGCACGTACCACATTAACTACACATATCACATGCAGTATCACATTGAATACAGTGAAAACTGGTACTAATGCTGTTTATATTATGACACGTGGATCCAATAGTATTGAAAAATCAACAACCTCATCTAAATCAAATACTGCCATTTCGGTTGACCTTATTCGCGCAGGTGGGGTGGTTGATACATCTGGGATTACTTATAAGTGGTACGAAAATAACGGTGGTACCTTGATTGATGCTACACTAGCTAACGTTGGCACAGAATATGGCTTTAAAACAGTTGCATCACCTACCATTCCTACTGGATCTTTAGCGGAGTTAAACGTAAATATCCCAGCTGCTGGTGCATCTACAACCTATAATACGTTAGTAATTAATGAAAATGCAGTTACTAAAATTGGTATATATCGAGTTGATGTCACTGACTCTGATTCTAAAACTTATTCAACTTATTTTACAATTTATGATGTATCTGATCCGTATACCTGTACTATCAATTCTGATTCAGGTGACAAATTACAGAATGGTAAAGGCAGCACCAATTTAACACCATCAGTTTGGTATGGCGATTCTGCTGTAACATTAACTGGATGGTCTTTTACTTGGTATTTTTGGGATAAAAATGGTAAACGTGGCGCTTTTATTGATACTAGCAAAATATCAACCGCAGGTGGTGCACCAATCACCGGTGTTGCAACACCAGGCAACTCTGCTGTAATTAGCTATTCTGGTACATCTTATGCTTTTGCAGCTGGTGATATTATTAAATGTGTAGCAGCAGATGGTAGTGCTTATTTTTATGAAGTTGCATCTAGTACCACTAATGCCGTCACTATCAGAACCCCATCTACAAATTCATCATGGTTAAGTTTCACTAATTTCCCAGCGCCTTCATCTACTACAACATTTAGTGGTGGTAAATTATACGGCTGTGTCACAGGTGGTACTAGAACAACTTCCGCAGGTGCTTCGATAACTTTGTCAGGTGACGAAGTAGATTTCAAATCCAGAATCACCGTGGATGCAAACAGACCATAAGGATATACATGGCAACAAAAGTTTCAAGTGGCGAAATTACAATAGTTGATGTCAATGATGGTGGCAGTTTTTATACTGCCACAGTTTATGCTCAACAAGTTGGTCAACCAGACACACCATCAGGGGGTTCTTATAATTTTAGCACACAAGTGTTAACCGTACCAACTGATCCAAATCCAGCAACTAACCCATCCACCGGTGCTACAATCTGGTCAGCGTCAATTCCAACATCTACCACTACGCCAACATGGGCTGCAACTTATACATTTAGTATAATACCACCCAATACATCTAGTACTGGTGGAACATGGGGGACACCGGTATTGTTTGTTGTTAATGGCACTAATGGAACGAATGGCACTAATGGGATTTCAGCGATATTATCAAACGAATCATTTACATTTCCAGCAACCTCTACCGGAGTAGTAGGTTCGTACACTGGGTCTGGTACTAATGTTTATGTGTACGAAGGCGCAACCCAATTATCATATGACGGGGTTGGCACCTCTGCTGGAACATGGACTGTTACATCCACTGCTACTAATATAACAAGAGGATCTTTAACTGATTCTGGTACTTATTTAACAGTAGGTGATCATTCAGGCGTGGCTAATAATATTGATACCTCTAGTATTACATATACCATAACTGGCAAATCTGCTAGTAATACTGCCTTTACAATTGTCAAATCACAAACATTTAGTAAATCTAAAGCAGGCACGGATGGCCAATCTGGATTAGGCTCTACTGTTTCTATCACATCTAACCGTGAAGTTTCATTTACTGCAACCGATGGCACAATAGATGCTGGACAGGCTGATATTATTTTCACAGCAAATATTATCAATATGACTAGCCCAATTTATTCTTGGACATTTTCTGGATTTCAAACTGCACCTTCTAATAGTGGCACATCATCACAAACGATATCTGCTACACATTTTGGAACTTCAAAATCAGCAAAAGTCACTGTTACGGTAACTTATAATAGTCAAACCTACACGGATGATTATACAATAGTTAGATTAGAAAAATCATCTGCGGCGGCTGGTGCAACTGTCGGTGCCACTTGGGGCACTAACATCTCAGGACAACCCAGTAATGATTTGATGTTCAATAACCTTCAAACAGATACTTGGATTGTTGGTCAAACTCCTCCTTGGCTTTTTATTGGAGCTGCTACAGAAAATTCCATAGAGTATGACACAAATCAAACAGGCACTCGTGTTCCTGTCTGGAAATGTACATCTAACGGTGACAATGCTGCTGACGGTGGCTGGAATGCTGATGCAAATGCCGGTAAAAATTGGTTTAAAGTCGATAAAAATAAATCATATAGATTTGCGGTTCCCGTCAAAATAACAAGTGGCACTACTGGTTCATATTATTGGGGTATTGGTGGAGATACAGTTTGTGCTTTAAACACAAGTAATAAAGATAGTAATCCTTATTTTGTTTATGGGCAACGCGTTGGTCTCGTGGCAAATCGTTGGTATTTGTTGGTTGGTTATGTGTTTCCGGCTGGAAGTACGGGGAACACCAATGCTGGTTCAGGTATATTCGATTTGACCACAGGTGAACTGATCGCTGAAAGATGGAATTATTGTTGGGCAAGTGATGTTGAATACACAGGCACTCGTGCTTATCAGTTTTACTGTGGAACTGCAGGAGAAACACAAGTATTTGGTTATCCTGTTGTTGAAGTTGTGGATGGCACAGAAAGTAAATTGTTTGACAATCTTGGTTATTCTGCGTTACTAAATGCACAGCAAAAATGGTCTGATGTACAAAATAATGATGGTAAAAGACCTGCTGATTATGCGGATGTAACTAACTACAATGACACAAGAGTTTCAAATGTTATTGAAGAAAATAGTACTTTGTTTGTTGCTCGTCCTATCGGGGCTAGTTATAATTCAAATCAAGGTGCTGTCACGGGCATGATCAGAATTATATTGCCGCAAGGTTTCACTGATACTATGATGAAATTCACGGTGAATGTCTATACCTATAGTTCTGATAAATCATTTAGTTTAAATTTAGCAGGCTATAACTATCAAGATAATGGTACTTGGTACAACACAGAAGCCAATTTAATAGGTTCAACTGCAGCAGATAATCGCGTCCGCTTTGGCTATGATTCCACACTGGGTAAATGTTGTATTTATATCGGTGAACCTACCAGCTCTTGGAGTTATCCAAAAGTAATGGTTAAAGACTTTATTGCTGGGTATTCAAACTTTGCACGAAGCGTATGGGAAACAGGTTGGGTGATTGATATTGTTACTTCTACACCGCAACTTGTAACTCAAGATTACGCTGATGCTTTGATTGATGCTGCTAGTATTAGAAACCAAGGATCATTGGCCACAAAATCTAATGTTGATTATTCCTCTGAGATAACAAATTTACCTGGGTTAGGTGTTAATAGATTAGTCAATACTGATTTCAAAGGCATTACAGGTTGGTTTCAAGGTTGGAATCCGGGAGGTGCAAATATAGTCAATTTCAATGATTCTACTACTATTTGGGGGGTTGATGCGTATTGGAGACCGAAAGGCGGCAATGCTCTTGCTATAGAACAAGATGGTATAGGTTCAAACGATATAGCAATTGATATTTATAATGGTGGTACTTGGGGCACTAATGACCAACGCATAGCAGTTAAGCCTAATACCAAATATGAATTTTCAGCCAGGATTGCTGCACACAGATGTATCGGCATCGAAATGTATGTAGCTGTATATAATTCAAACGGGGATAATATAAGTAATTGGTCACTACCTTATAGTTCTTGGTATGTACCAGCTACGGGTGGTACGGACTTAAGTAATTATACACAATACTCAATCTTCTTTATATCAGACCCAACCGCAGCTTATGTACAACCCTATTTCAGAAAAGGTAATACCCAAGCTGGTCAAGCTGACAGTTGGATGTGGATAACACAACCTTATTTCGGCGAAGCTGCTCCAAGTCAGACCACAGCAAGTGCCTATGTACCAGGAGCTCCAGCAGGTGCTTTTGCAAACTTAAATCAAATCAATTCCACTAATGTAATCACTTATATTGCTAATGCTGCTATTAATTCTGCGCAGATAGAGAATGCAGCCATCACACAAGCCAAGATAGGAGATGCTGCTATCGGTAATGCACAAATAGATAGAGCTTCTGTTAATAAACTTAAAGTAGTAACTGCCGATATTGTTGATGCTAGTGTAGAAACATTGAAGATTGCGGGTAATGCAGTTACTGTGCCAATGAACGCTTATACAATATCATCGATTGGTCTGGTTAAAGGAATTTGGACAACAGTGCAGACACTTACCATACCAGTGTTGAGCACTACAGAAACTACATCTTTAATTATACCTTTTGGTTTATGTTACACCGTAGATTATGGGCCGTTTATTGTTAGATT